TCTCGACGAGTTCGCATTCGTCCCGAATCACGTTGCTGACTCGTTCTTTGCCTCTGTTTATCCTACTATTACTTCTGGTAAAAACACCAAAGTAATTATCGTATCTACTCCACACGGTATGAATCATTTCTACCGTATGTGGCATGATGCAGAACAAGGTAAGAATGAATACATTCCCACCGATGTTCACTGGTCAGAAGTTCCCGGTAGAGATGAAAAGTGGAAAGCAACAACTATTGCAAATACTTCAGAACAACAATTTAAAGTAGAATTTGAGTGTGAGTTTTTAGGATCAGTCAATACACTGATCAATCCGGCAATTCTTAAAAATTTAATTTATGAGAATCCAATCATTAAAAACGCAGGTTTAGATATCTACGAAGAAACTCAGAAAGAACACAACTACCTTATTACTGTTGATGTTGCTCGTGGGTTGGGCAACGATTATTCTGCATTTATCGTGTTTGATATTACAGAGTTTCCCTATAAGGTAGTTGCAAAATACAGAAACAATGAAATAAAACCGATGATGTTTCCCAGTGTGATTCATGATGTCGCAAAGGGATATAATCAAGCTTGGGTTTTGGTCGAAGTCAATGATATTGGAGAGCAAGTAGCAAATATTTTACATTATGACCTTGAGTATGAAAATATGCTCATGGCGGCAATGAGAGGACGTAATGGTCAAGTTGTTGGGCACGGATTCTCTGGCAAAAAATCACAAATGGGAGTTAGAACAACCTCTGCAGTAAAGAAACTTGGTTGTTCTAATCTAAAAACTCTCATCGAAGAGTTTAAACTATTGACTTTGGATTATGAAATTATTTCTGAATTGACCACATTTGCTCAAAGACATAATTCTTTTGAAGCAGAAGAAGGATGTAATGATGACTTGGCAATGTGTCTGGTTATCTTTGCCTGGTTAGTAGCACAAGATTACTTCAAAGAAATGACAGATAATGATATTCGTAAGAGAATATATGAAGAGCAGAAAAATCAAATTGAACAAGACATGGCACCATTTGGTTTTATTGCTGATGGGTTTGATAGTGAATCAACATTTGTAGATAAATCTGGGGATAGATGGTATTCTGATGAGTACGGAGATAGAGCATATATGTGGGAGTATTATTGATGGATTTTGATGATCAAGTAGAATTGGAGCATCTACTATTCTTTGAACGTAAGTGTAGAGTATGTGGAGAAGTCAAAAGTTTACTTGATGATTTTTACTTAACTAGACGGGATAGAGGTACATTACCATCTGCATATTCATATGAATGTAAGAAGTGTACAAAGAAAAGAGTCAATAAAAAGAAGAGAAAAAGATTATCTGAGTGGGAATATCCAGATTGGTGAATATCACGCATAGTTTCCCCACTGAAAATACCCCTTTCCATAAATATTTTTAGATAAATTTGGATTGCGAGGGTAGACAAGATGCCATTAAACTTAGCATCTCCTGGTATTGTAGTAAGGGAAGTAGACCTAACAGTTGGTAGAGTAGATCCTACTTCTGCTAGTATTGGTGCGATTGTTTCACCTTTCGCACAAGGTCCGGTCGATGTTCCCACACTAGTTGAAAACGAGAAAGATCTTTTAGAGACTTTCGGAAAACCATATAGCACAGATAAGCACTATGAGCATTGGCTCACTGCTTCCTCATACTTAGCATATGGTGGAAATCTCAGTGTCGTAAGAGCAGATGATTCTGGTCTTGTAAACGGTTATGTTGGCACTGGAACAAGTGCAAAAGTAAAAAGTGTAGATCACTACGAAGAACTTGGATACGACGAAAATCGTATCACTAACGTAACAGTCATCGCAAGAAATCCTGGTTCTTGGGGTAATGGTCTGAGAGTCGGAATTCTAGATTCAAGAGCAGATCAAACTATCACTGTAGGATCAACTGCTGGTATGGCAGTTGGTTTTGGAGTAACACAGCCAGTTCCAGCAAACACAATTCTTGCCGGAGCAGGATCAACCAGTATCTTGGATGGTCACTTTAAAGGAATCATTACAGGAATTGCCGGGACTACTGTTGACGTTAAGTTGCTTGAGCATGTTCCTACGTCAGGACCAGCAGTTGAGGTAGATTATCAACCATCGGGAATATATGGATTCTCGACAAGTGGCACTCTTGCCGTAATGAATAATTCAGGAGCTAATGCGGCAAATACAACAGTTACAGCAACTCTTGATTGGTTTGATCAACAAACACTAAATCTTACTGGAACAACTACTGTCAAGTGGAATACTCTTGCAGATCGTCCAGGAACTTCTGAATATGCAGCAGCAAGAAATTCACGTTTTGATGAAGTTCATGTTGTAGTCATTGATGGTGATGGTGCAATAACCGGAAACTCTGGAACCATCTTAGAAAAGCATCTTTCATTATCAAAAGCAAAGGATGCAGAATTTTCACTCGGATCTCCTTCGCACTGGAGGAAGTTTATTCAGATTAATTCTCAGTACATTTTCGGTGGTGGTGAACCTGTAGGAGTTGTAACAACTGGATTTTCATCTAGTTTCACATTAGAATCAGATGTTGATTGGGATCAAAATGCACAAGACATTACTTTTGCTACTATTGGTAACTTAAACTCTACACTTACTAGAGGAAAAGATTATGGTGGACAAACAGATACTACTACCACAGGAGCATTAACTTCTGGTTTAGATGATCTTGTTTCTGGATATAGTTTATTTGAAAATACCGAAAAAGTAGAAGTAGATTTCATTCTCATGGGATCTGCAGGGTATGCTAAGGAACAAGCACAAGCACTTGCTAATAAGTGTGTTGCTGTTGCTGAAGCAAGAAAAGATGCAGTAGCATTCATCTCACCATATAGAGGTGCAGCAATTACTGATGCAACTTCTCAAACTGCTGTTCAAATCAGATCTGATGATGACATTACAGATAATGTATTGAGTTTCTATGCTCCAATCACGTCATCTTCTTATGCAGTATTTGATAGTGGTTATAAGTACATGTTTGATAGATTTGCAAATACATTCCGTTATGTTCCACTGAATGGAGACATGGCTGGACTTTGTGCTAGAAATGATGCAAATCAGTTCCCATGGTTCTCTCCTGCAGGAACTGCTAGAGGTGCAATTCTCAATGCAGTCAAACTTGCATATACACCTAGTAAAGTGCAGAGAGACAGACTTTATTCGAATAGAGTCAACCCAGTGATCTTCTCTCCTGGTGCCGGTATTATTCTTTTCGGAGATAAGACTGGTTTTGGTAAGGCATCAGCATTTGATCGTATCAATGTTCGTCGTCTGTTCATCTATCTTGAAGATGCTATTTCGGCAGCAGCAAAAGATCAACTCTTCGAATTTAATGATGAAATTACGAGAACTAACTTCGTAAACATTATTGAACCATTCCTGCGTGATGTTCAGGCAAAACGTGGAATCTTTGATTATGTTGTTGTTTGCGACGAAACGAACAACACTGCCGCAATTATAGATAATAACGAGTTCGTGGCAGACATTTATATCAAACCCGCAAGATCAATTAACTTCATTGGTCTTACGTTTGTTGCCACCAGAACTGGTGTTTCGTTTGATGAAGTAATCGGTAACGTTTAATTTAGAGGCTTAACGAAAAATGGCATCTCGTCAACAAAGAAATAGCATCCCTTTAAGAAAAATCACCGACTTCAAAAGTAAGTTAACCGGTGGTGGTGCAAGACCCAATCTATTTGAAGTTGAACTGGCATTCCCAAGTGCTGTTGGTGTCGATAACGACACTCTGCAAAAGGCAAGATTCCTTGTCAAGGCAGCAGCACTGCCTGCTTCTACAGTAGCACCAATTGACGTTCCATTTAGAGGACGTATTTTAAAAATTGCAGGTGACAGAACTTTCGAAACCTGGACGATTAAAGTTATCAACGATACCGATTTCTCGATTCGTTCGGCATTTGAAAAGTGGATGAACACCATCAATAGAATGAATGATGCAACTGGTCTTACTGATCCAGAAGAGTATCAAGCTGATGCATATGTCTATCAACTTTCTCGTGATGGAGGCATCTTAAGATCTTACAGATTCTATGATGTATTCCCAACTAATATCACGACAATTGATTTAAGTTATGAGACAACAGATCAGCTCGAAGAGTTTGATGTAGAACTTCAAGTTCAGTGGTGGGAAGCATCAAAAGGAACATCACCTGAAGCAGGTGGTGAGGACATCAACTAAATAGTAAAATAATAGTCTAGTCAAGTTTATAATATGGCAAAACTTTTCGGTTTTTCTATTGAGGATTCAGAACCAAAATCCAAAACTATTATCTCCCCCGTCCCCGAAAATAACGAGGATGGGGTTGATAATTATATTTCTAGTGGTTTTTATGGTTCATATGTAGACATCGAAGGTGTATACAGAACAGAATTTGATTTAATAAAAAGATATCGTGAGATGGCTCTTCACCCAGAGTGTGATGGTGCCATTGAAGATGTTGTTAATGAAGCAATCGTCAGTGATCTTTATGATTCTCCGATTGAAATTGAATTGTCAAATTTGAATGCTAGTGATAAATTAAAGACTGCAATTAGAGAAGAATTTAGAAAAATCAAAGAACTTCTTGATTTTGATAAGAAGTCTCATGAAATTTTTAGGAATTGGTACGTTGATGGTCGTTTATATTATCATAAAGTAATTGATCTTAAAAGACCTCAAGAAGGGATCAAAGAACTTAGATATATTGATCCAATGAAGATGAGGTTTGTTCGTCAAGAAAAGAAGAAAGGCAAAAATACAATCGGACCAAATATTTCTAACGGAAAGGAAGAGAAAAATACTATTGCACCAGAAATCGAAGAGTATTTTGTATACACTCCTAAACCTGCATATCCAACAAATTCTTACAGTTCTTCGGGAGCATCGAAGGGAGTAAAAATTTCAAAGGATTCAATTACATATTGTACTTCTGGTCTTGTAGATAGAAACAAAGGAAACATTTTATCATACTTGCATAAGGCAATCAAGTCACTCAATCAACTTAGAATGATTGAGGATTCTCTTGTCATTTATCGACTTTCAAGGGCACCAGAACGTAGAATTTTCTACATTGATGTTGGCAATCTTCCAAAAATTAAAGCAGAACAATATTTACGTGACGTTATGATGCGTTATCGTAATAAGCAAGTTTATGATGCAAATACCGGAGAGATCCGTGATGATCGTAAATTCATGTCCATGATGGAAGATTTTTGGCTTCCTAGACGTGAAGGTGGTAGGGGAACTGAAATCTCCACACTTCCTGGTGGTCAGAACTTAGGAGAACTTTCTGATATTGAGTACTTCCAGAAGAAACTCTATCGTTCTCTCGGAGTTCCTGAATCCAGAATTGCTGCTGATGGTGGATTCAACCTTGGACGTTCTTCTGAAATTTTAAGAGATGAACTTAAGTTTGCTAAGTTCGTTGGTCGTTTGAGAAAAAGATTTGCTCAGATGTTCAACGATATGTTGAAGACTCAATTGATCTTAAAAAATATTGTTTCTACAGAAGACTGGGATACAATCAGTGATCATATTCAATATGATTTTCTGTATGATAATCAGTTTGCAGAACTGAAAGAGTCTGAGATGTTAAATGAAAGACTCGGTATTCTTGCAACTATCGAACCTTACATTGGAAAATATTATTCTCAAGATTATGTCAGAAGAAAAGTTCTTCGTCAGACAGACGCAGAGATCATAGAAATTGACAAGCAGATTGAACAAGAAATTGCTGATGGAACTATTCCAGATCCAAAGGCAGTTGATCCTGTAACAGGAGAACCACTTCCAGGAGGTGGAGATCCAAATGCACTTGGAGATATGCCAATGGATGCAGAAATTTCAGGCGATTCTACAGAAGCTGACGGAAAAATTGCCGAGCTATAAATATAAAATATAGTTATTATTACTTTTCATGGAAGAAATTGTAAACCTCATTGGGTCTGATGCGTCAGCGTTGGATGTTAGTGACAAAATTAAGGATATTCTTTTTGCAAAATCTGCAGAAAAAATTGAAAATATGAGACCAACCATCGGTGCATCCATGTTTGATGAACCAGAAGAATCGGAAGAGGAATCAGAAGAATGATTATCAAAGTTCTGGAAGAAGAAGGAACATTAAATGCTGTATCTAATGTTGACACTGCAACTGTTGTTAGACTCCATAATGGTCACACTACTGCTCTGGTTATTACCAGAAAAACTGCTGGTGGAACAACTGTAGGTAGTTTGACAGTCAATACTAAAGAAAGTGTTGTATTGGAAAAAGATCCAACCGACACTCTTGAAGCATCCGGTAATGGTTCTTCAGTAAAAGTCGTAAAAGTAGCATACAACATCTCATAAGAATATGAAACTCATCACAGAAGAAGTAACAAACGTAAAAATTCTTACTGAAGGTAAGGGCTCAAATAAAAAATTATACATTGAAGGTGTATTCCTCCAAGGGGATTTAAAAAATCGCAATGGAAGAATGTATCCAATGGAAACTCTTGCCAAAGAAGTAAATCGTTATAATGAAACTTTTGTGAACAAAGGTCGTGCTCTTGGAGAACTTGGACACCCCGATGGTCCAACCGTAAATCTTGATCGTGTTTCTCACAAAATTACATCTCTTGTAAGAGAGGGTACTAATTTTAGAGGTAAAGCACAAATCCTCAATACTCCTATGGGTAAGATTGCATCTTCACTTCTTGATGAAGGTGTGATGCTTGGAGTTTCTTCTCGTGGTGTTGGATCTTTGAGAGAAGATCGTGGTGGAGTTAAAGTTGTTGGTGAAGATTTCATGTTGGCAACTGCTGCTGATATCGTTGCCGATCCTTCCGCTCCTGATGCTTTTGTCTCAGGAATTATGGAAGGAAAAGAGTGGGTTTGGGAAGGAGGAATTCTTCGTGAACAACTCGCAGAAAAAACTAAAAAGAGAATCAACACTCTTGTAGATCAAAGTGCACTGGAAGAGCATAAGTTAAACTTATTCCAAAATTTTCTTTCAAATCTTTGATTTATAAATAAATATAGATTAATACAAAAATAATCTAATAATCAAATGTCCGTTGGTAGCAATTTACAAGAAATGGAAAACGTAGTAACTAAAAACGCTGCTGCAGCTGAACCAATGCCAAAGTCAGGAAGCAATGCTTCCGGTGTATCTACACCAGGACAAGGTACTTACGAGGATCTCGGCGGCCCAACTCCAGAGAACTATAAGGTAGATGATAATTCTGCCAAACTCAAGGAACCCAAAATCGCAACAGTAAAAGACATTGTTAACAGGAATGCAAAGCCTGCAGAACCAATGCCTGCTGGAATGAAAGAGGAAGAAGAACTTGAGGGAGAAGTTGTCGAGGAGGAAGATACCACTGCATCTACTGAAGAAGTAGTTGCTGAAGAAGAAGTCTCTGAAGAGGAAGTTGTTTCTGAAGAAGAAACAATTGAAGCAGAGTATAACATCGAAGAAGATGTTGAAGCACTCCTTCAAGGTGAAGAACTCTCCGAGGAATTCCAGGAAAGAGCACGCACCATTTTTGAAACTGCTATCAAGGCAAAAGTTGCTGAAGTTCAGGAAGAACTGAAGGCACAATACGAAACAACTCTCGAAGAAGAAGTTGTTGCTATCAAAGCAGAACTGACCGAAAGAGTTGATGCATACCTTGAGTATGTATCCGAAGAGTGGATGACAGAAAATGCACTCGCAATCGAATCTGGACTCAAGTCCGAAATGACCGAATCATTCCTCACCGGAATGAAGAGTCTTTTTGAAGAACATTATGTAACTATCCCTGAAGAGAAGTATGATGTACTCTCTACCATGGTAGAGAAATTAGATGAGATGGAAGATAAACTCAACGAGCAAATTAAGTCCAATGTTGCTCTCAATCAAAGATTAGCTGAGTCGGTCGCCGACGTAATCTTCTCCGAAGTCTGTGAAGGTCTTGCACTTTCCCAGAAGGAAAAGCTCGCTTCTCTTGCCGAAAATGTTGAGTTTGATAGTGAAAACAAATATCGTGAGAAGCTGGTAGCACTGAAGGAATCATATTTCCCTTCTAATGCTGGCACTCAAAGAGACGAGTCAGAGTCAATTTCCGAAAGTTCGGAAGAAACTCCAAGAACTAATACTTCTTTAATGGAGTCATATCTCGATACTCTGACCAGAGTTTCGCAAAAGTGATTTTTTAATTATAAGTCAAACTAAAATTTTTACAAGGTAAATTCAAATGCAAGGTCTTAATGTAGAGGCTCTGCAGGAGAAGTGGTCACCTATCCTCAACCATGAGGGTCTCGGAAGCATCGATGATGCACATAAGAGAATGGTTACCTCAGTTCTTCTGGAGAACCAAGAAAAAGCAATCAACGAGGAGCGTGAGTTCCTTTCTGAAGCACCAACCAACGCAACCGGTTCCGGTGTTGCTAACTTCGATCCCGTACTGATCTCCCTGATCAGACGTGCAATGCCTAACCTGGTCGCATATGACCTGGCAGGTGTTCAGCCAATGAACGGTCCTACTGGACTGATCTTCGCAATGCGTTCCCGTTACACCAACCAGTCTGGTACTGAAGCACTCTTCGACGAGGCTCTGTCCGGATTCTCTGGTGTTGGTACTAACGGAACTCATAGCACTAACCCCTATGTTACCGGTTCCGACGGTGCTTCCGATGGTTTCGGTAAGGATCAAGCAGGTAACAACCCTGGTGTTCTTGATCCTAACGATGCATCGAGCTACACTGTTGGTCAAGGTATGGATACCTCGACTGCAGAAGGTCTTGGAGAAGCAGGTAATGCTTTCCAGGAAATGGCATTCTCGATCGAGAAAGTCACTGTTACTGCAAAGTCCAGAGCACTGAAAGCCGAGTATTCACTCGAACTGGCACAAGACCTGAAAGCAATCCACGGTCTGAATGCTGAGGCTGAGTTGGCAAACATCCTGTCAACTGAGATCCTCGCAGAAATCAACCGTGAAGTCATCAGAACCATCTATAAGGTTGCTGAAAAGGGTGCCGCAGTTAACACTGCTACCGCAGGTCAATTCGACCTCGACGTTGACAGCAACGGTCGTTGGTCTGTTGAGAAGTTCAAGGGTCTGATCTTCCAGATCGAAAGAGATGCAAACCGCATTGCCCAAAGAACTCGTAGAGGAAAGGGCAACATGATTCTGTGTTCCGCAGATGTTGCTTCCGCACTCACCATGGCAGGTGTCCTTGATTACACCCCTGCTCTCAACGCAAACCTGAACGTTGACGATGCTGGTAACACCTTCGCAGGTGTCCTTGCTGGTAAGTATCGTGTATACATCGATCCTTATTCTGCAAACTCTGCTGAGAACCAGTACTACGTTGTCGGTTACAAAGGTTCTTCACCTTACGACGCAGGTCTGTTCTATTGCCCATACGTTCCTCTCCAGATGGTTCGTGCCGTCGGTGAGAACACCTTCCAGCCTAAGATCGGCTTCAAGACTCGTTATGGTCTTGTTGCTAACCCATTCGCAGAAGGTGCTGCTCCTGTCACCAACCCTGGTCGTATCAAGGCAGATGCAAACCGTTACTATCAGAGAGTTATCGTCAAGAACCTCATGTGATCCACGGTTTACATATTTTACTCAGAGGGTCTTCGGACCCTCTTTTTTTATCTAAATACAAATAAAAACAAATGACAACCGCATTTGATAATCAAATACAGAATAGGAACTTTTTATCACCGGTTGGTTTTAAGTTTACTCTTTCAAAAGATCCAAAAGTATCTTTCTTTTGCAATTCTGCAAGGATACCTGAGATAAAGTTGGGAACAGCTATTCAACCAACTTATTTGAAAGACATTGATGTTCCTGGTGACAAGTTGTCTTTTCAAGATTTCACACTAAGATTTTTAGTTGATGAGAATCTTGTAAACTACATGTCAATTCACAATTGGTTGTACGGATTAGGATATCCAGAAAGCACGAAAGATTTTAGAGACCTAACAACAAACGACGATAATCAGAGGGATCTACAAGAGCAGTTCAGTGATGGTAGTCTTCATATTTTAAACAGTAACTACAGAGACGTTGCGATTGTAAAGTTCAAAGACCTGTTTCCAGTATCACTAACATCATTGGATTTTGAATCGTCAGCAACTGATGTCAGATACTTTACAGCAGAGGTCAATTTCAAGTATACTTTGTATGATATAGTAGCTCCAAACGGAAGAACACCTTTATGATCGATCTCGACAAACTTCAGGAGATGTGGGAGAAAGACTCTCAGATCGATCCTGATAATCTACATGATGAGTCTTTAAAGATACCACAACTTCACTCAAAATATTATACAATTTACAATACAATCACTCTTTTACGGGAAAAGGCAAGAAAAAATTACAACACGATAAAATTAGAAAGGCACAACTATTATACTGGAAAAGCACCCGCAGAAGTTTATGTAGAAGAACCATTCCCATACAAAGTTAGGGATAAGGAGGCACTACAGAGATACATGGAAGCAGATGAAAAGTTAAATACTATTAACATGAAGATCCGTTACCATGATATCACATTGAAATTTTTAGAAGAAGTTATCAAGACAGTAGCAAACAGGACCTTTCAGATCAAGAATGCTATTGAGTGGCAAAAGTTCCAAGCAGGATTCTAATGGACAACGATGAATGGGTTTATCAAGATGAAGATTTTGATGAAGATCTTCCATATATCGAACTTCAATTTGGTATAGATGATCTATATCAGATATACGATTCTGTAAAATTTAGATATGAGAAGTGGCCAGGTGGGCATCCAGATGAACAAGCAAGACTTGCCTACCTCAGAGACTTTCTGTATAGAATTGTTTTAGAATACAAGTTTAAGATGGACTAATAAATACCCATAGGTGAAACTTATGGGTTATGTCTCATTTGATTATTTCTAAAAAGAACGAGGTATATCTTCAAGTAAAGGCAGAACCACATGTCTACTACGAGTTAGCAGACCAATTTACTTTTGAAGTACCCGGTGCAAAATTTATGCCTCAATACCGTAGTAAGTATTGGGACGGAAAAATTCGTTTGTTTAATACGCAAACTGGTGAAATATATGTTGGGTTATTAGATAAACTCACGCAGTTTTGTGATAACCACGAATACACATATGAATTTGTAGAGAATAAGTTCTATGGTCTTCCTTTTGAGACCAATGATTTTATTTCAAAGGAAGGTGTCAAAGATTATATAACATCTATATCTAAGTATGCTCCACGCGATTACCAAGTCGAGGGAGTATACGACGCCCTACGACATAATAGAAGGTTGTTGATATCCCCAACTGCTTCTGGAAAGTCTCTGATGATATATTCGATTGTGAGATATCATGTTGAGAGAGGACAAAATACTCTGATAGTCGTTCCGACGACATCGCTTGTAGAGCAGATGTATAAAGACTTTGCAGACTATGGTTGGGACGTAGGTTCATTTTGTCACAAGATTTATGCGGGACGTGAGAGAGAAACCAATTCTCAAGTAATCATCACTACCTGGCAATCCATCTACAAACTACCTCGTAAATACTTTTCAAGATTTAATGTGGTCGTTGGAGATGAGGCACACCAGTTTAAAAGTAAGTCATTAATATCTATAATGACAAAACTTGCAGATGCAAAGTACCGTTATGGGTTCACAGGAACACTTGATGGCACTCAAACACATAAGTGGGTTTTGGAGGGTTTGTTTGGTCCTTCATATAAAATCATTCGTACTGAAGAATTGATGGCTAAAGGTCATGTTGCTAAATTGGATATTAATGTTCTTCTACTGAAGCACCCTGCACATAAATTTGAAACCTTTGAAGATGAAGTCCAGTATATCATTAATCACGAAAGACGAAACAAATTTATTCGTAATCTAGCACTAGACCTCAAAGGAAATACTTTGATTTTGTTTGCCAGAGTTGAAGGACATGGACAGCCACTTTACGAGATGATAAATAGCAACAGGGTGGATAATCGTCATGTTTTCTTTGTTCATGGTGGAGTGGATACAGAAAATAGAGAAAAAGTAAGGGAGATTACAGAAAAAGAAAATAACGCAATTATTGTTGCTTCATACGGAACATTCAGTACAGGAATTAACATTAAGAATCTCCACAATGTTATTTTTGCTTCTCCTTCTAAGTCCAGAATACGTAATCTCCAATCAATTGGAAGAGTCCTCAGAAAAGGCAATAATAAAACAAAAGCAACTCTATATGATATCGCTGACGATATATCCTACAAATCCAGGAAAAATTATACCCTTAATCATTTAATTGAAAGAATCAAAGTTTATAACGAAGAA